GACATTTTTTATCTACACAAACTGAGATAGATAGAATAGCTCAAAAAGATATAAGCAATATTAAAATTAATACATTAAGAGGTGAGTCTAAAATAGAGAGTGCAATTTATACTACTAAAGTTATGGGTAAAGCTCAAGAGTTTGGAGCTTATGCAAATATAGCAGCATCTGGATTTAAAACAGCAGCTTATGCTAAATCATATAAAGCAAGAGGACAATATGATAATTATAATGATCCTCTCGATCCAGGACAAACGGAGTAACTATGGCATTAAAACAAGCAAAAAAACAAATTAATTTAAAAGCAAGTGTAGCTGACAATATTGGTATTCCAAAATTTCCAGATACTAATATAGCAGCACAAATAGCAAAACCTATTTCTGAATCTATAGATGCTTTTAGAAAAATTGCAGAAGCAGATGCAGCAACAGATTTTAAAGTTAGTTTTAATGATAAAAGTAGAGATCATTATATACAATTACAAGATAAATTTAAGTTTGATCCAGATGGAATGAAGAATGCAGTAGATAGTTATTCTAAAAATTTAATAGAATCTACACCTACTGTTTATAAAAATTATGTATCTAATATATTAGCACAAAAGAACTTAGCTAATTTAGGTTTTGCAACTAAAAATTATAGAGCTAGAAATGATGCATTTGCTTTAGAAGGATTCCAAACTAGCAGAACTGATAATGAAGATATAACTTCTATGCAATTATCAAACATAGTTGATACAGATGCACCAATAACTAATATTAATAGTTATACTGCTAATACTACATTTAAAAATCTTAATGAAATATATGGTAGTGCAGAAACATCATTAGTAAATACTAATAGATACTCTGGTAATAATTTAAGAAAAGATTTAGAAAATGATCTTAAAAATACAGAAGTATTACGAATTGTTAGTAGTATGAAAAAATTAGATAAAGCTAGTGCTATTAAATATATTGCTAGTTATGCACAAGGTAATGATCAATTAAAACTTAGTACAGATGATTTAGAAAACATACAAGATGCACAAAATCCTATATTTAAAAAATATGAAAATTATATAGGTAATGAGTTTAATAGAAAATCTATAGTTAAAAGTGCTATGGATTTATATGAAAACTATAATGGTGATAAAATTAAATCTATGATGGCTTCTAAACAAACATATGATTTAGAAGGATTACAAGAACCTGGACAACCTTTACACATTAGTAATTTTCAAGATGGAGCAAATTCAAATTCAACTGAATATGTAATAAACACATTAGATGGTGTAAGTAAAACACAATTTAGTAAAGTTGTAAAAATTACACAAGATAATATTAAAGCTCAAAAGATAGCTAGTGATATGATTGGTGGAACACAAAAAGATTTTATAGATGATTCGCAAAAAGAATTAGTTACATCAGCTTTATTATCTAGATATGGTATTAATAACGAAAATATTACTGATGTATCAAATCCTAATTTAGCAGTAGCTATGGAAGTATTGTCTAAATATAATATTACTCCAACTGCTGTTATTAAAAAATTAAATACTAAAATAAATGTAGATTATAATAATGCAGGTATGATTGAAGAATATAAAAATAACTTATCTTTATATAATTTTACAAAAGCAAAATATCCTGGATTAGTTATTGATAATGAATTTATATATGAAGAAGGTAATTTAATGGGAGCTTTATCTATGCAAGATGATGCTACATTAGCTTCTAAATTAAATAGTATTGGTGCAGATATACCAAATTCAAAAGCTAACAAAATTAAACTTGAAGAACATTTAGGTATTAATGCAAAAGATACAGTAAATATTTACAAAGATTTAATAAGTGAACTNGATATTAATACAGATACAAACTGGGTTAAAAAATTTTTTAATAATGGTAAAAATGAATATGCAGATATATTTAATGCAGCATCAACTACTTTTGGTTTTTCTTTTGCTGGTACATTATTAACAGAACCAGTTAAAGCTAAATGGTTAGAACATACTCTTACTAATTTAAATCACATGAATGGTGGTAAAGAATTTGATATTACTTCTGATAAAGGNAAAGTAATGTTTAAAAATGCAGCAATGTCTGCATTAGATGCAATGAATAAAGAAGGTTATGGTGCAACTAATTTTACAGGTAATAATCAAATACAAATATCTAAACATCCTTATGAAAAAGAAATAGGATTTATGGGACAAGGATTTGAAAATAGTATTATAGCTATTGGTAATGAATTAGAAAGTTCATTAAGTGAAATAGAAAAAAGAGAAAGATTTGGAGTTAAAGATGAAGGGTTTGGAATACCATTAACAGATATGGTTATTAATAGAAAAAGTGTTCCTAATAGTCTTAGTGATATTATTAAAACAGAAATAGATAATGGTTTTGAAAATACTATGATTGAACCTACAGGTACAATGAATAAGTTTGGTAAACCTAATTATCATTTAAAAATTAATCATAATGGTTATACAATTAATTTAACTGAAGGAAATAAATTTTTTGATCCTACAGGATTTGGTGGAATGCAAGAATTAACTGGTAAGTCTGCATCAAGAAAAGATTTAATTAATACTTTAACAGAAGAAAAATATAATCAATTTGAAAAAACATTTGGTCATTTACTAGATGGTAATGATGGTTGGCAAGGTTTTTCTAAAAATGTAATTTATAAAACTATTAAAATGGGTATTGAAGCAAGTGATTATAAGTTTTATCCAGATGTACCATTATTAAATGATGTACCTGCTGAAGTAAAACCATTTGCATTTATATTTAAAACATTAGGTATAGATGCAGATTTAAAACCATATTATGCAGAAGGTGCTAAAATTAATAATACTATTAATGATACACTATCTTATGATGCTAGAATAGATGCTAATAGTAAAATCATTCCAAAAGATAAACTAATAGAATCTGTTATGCCTCCACATAAAATGAATTATACAGAAAAAAATATGAGTCTTAAATTTAGACAACATGTTTATGATAACTATCAAGACAAATCTTTACCATTAACATTTAGAACTAATAATTATATGGCAGTTATGAAAACTGATTCAGCTTGGGTTGGTGAAATGACTGATGTAGATACAGGTAATCAAGCAGCAGTATTTGCAAGTCCTATAGATTCTATAAGAGCTGGTGTTAGAGTAATGATTAATAACTCTACATTAATTAATAATAATACTACTAAAAGATATAGTGATGAACCTACAATTGGAGAAATACTTTCTACATATGCAGAAGATACAAATATATATTTACAAGCTTTAGAAGAAAAAACTGAATTTTCTAGAGATACAGCTATTAACTTTTTTGATTCTACACAAGTAAATAAATTAATTAAATTTATGATTGAACATGAAATGGGATCAGAAGCATTTAATAATTACTATCCACCAGAAAATCAATTGTACTTAGATGCTATGATATTAGAAGGATATGATTTAGGTATTAATAGTTATGGTGGTAAACTAGGTAAAGTAAGATAATGATTTCTTATCCATTTACTCCAGAAGATGCTCAAAAAACATTTGAGAAAGAAACTACACCAGTAGAATATAATGTATCTGATTTTGGTACAGGTTTTAAAGATGAAAACTTGCCTTATATGGCAATTGAATATTTAACAAATAATCAAGATTTTCCTGCTGATGAAAATTATAATCCAAAACAAGATCCACAAATACAACCTTATAATGATTTCTATGATCATTTTATGTTTAGTAAAAGTGCAGCTGAAACTACATCTATTATAAGTAAATTAGATCAACAAGCTGAAACAAACTATGCTAGTCCTTGGTATCATCTTGGTAGAGTTACAGGAGCTTTTTTAGATCCATCATCTTTATTGTTATTTACTAAAGTTGGACAAAGTGCAAAGTTATTTGGTACAGCATTTGCTGCTGAAGAAATAGCAAAACAAAATATAGATCCTGTTAGAGATGATAGTTATGTTCCTTGGACTGTAGCTGGTGGTTATGGATTACCATATGTAATTAATAAAATGGCTAAAGGTAATGTAAGTGCAGCAACACATCAAAAGATTATTCAAATCAGATGAGTCTTTTCATGCACCACCATTACAATTAATTGATGATCAATTAATTATTAAACAAAAAATTCAAGAATTAAAAAATAAAAATAAAGAAATTTATAAAATAGAAAGAGAAAAAAGCAACAAAGATAGTAAAAGTACTTCAGAATTTTCTAAAGATTTAAGAAAAAAATTAATTAAAGAAAATCCAGAAATAAATCAATTAGAAATACTTGAAACAATTAAAAGAGAATTATCAAATAGAACTAATAAATTATTAAAAACAAATATATTAGAAATTAAAAAACTTGAAGAACAATTAAATAAAAATACAAAAATAAATACACAACAAATATATGAAGATGGTAAATTTATTAATCCTAATGAAAGACCTACAACTGGAAGCGTAGGTGCAGCAGCTAATGAAACTAAAATTAAAGCTACACCATTAGAAGAATTTCAAGGTGAAAAATTTGTTAAAAGTAATTTAGGTGTCTTTGGAGAAGATGGTCCTTGGACTAATGTATTTAGAGTTACTAAAGCTGTATCTAAAAATGCAAGAACTATGATTGCAGATATATTAGATACACCATTATTAAAATTAAAAAATACTAAACAGTATGGTTTTAAAGCAACAGATCCATCTATTGAAGTACAACTTAGAATGAGAGAAGTAGGATCTATAGAAGCTATGAAAGATATTAAAGAACAATACATGAAGTATATTGCTAGAGTACAAGGTTCACATCCTAAAACTGAAATAGGTTTGAATATGCACAATATTATGAATAATCAAATGTCTTTAGCTCAGTTTAGTAGAGAAGTTACATTAACAAGATTAAAGGGTATGCAGAATGATATTCCAGAAATAGCACAAGCTGCAAGAGTTACACAAGACAAAGTGTATGGACCAATAGGTAAAGAAATGCAAGAACTAGGCATTCGTAAATTACCTATTGAGAGAGAATTAAATTTCTGGAAAGGTACAATGGACACAATGAAAAAGAAGGGTGAAACTTCTAAATCATTTAAGTCTAAAGTAGATGGTACTACATCACAATATTCTGCAACAGAAATCAGAAATAAAATTGCTAAGTTAGAAGAACGATTAAAATCGTCAGATGGTTTAATAAAAGATTATGTTAATATAATTTATAATAAAACCAATATAGATAAAAACAAAGAATTGTTTAAGAATATAATTAGAGAAGATCTAATTAAAAGAGGAAAGTATATTAATGAAAAAAAATTAAATACTTTAGCAGATGATCTAGCAGGACATTTTCCATTTCAAAGATTTGAAAAAACAAAATATACTGATGATGTTAAAGATCTTNTATTTGAAAGATATGCTTTTAACAGACCTAGATATGCTAGAGCTACAAGAGCTAGAGAGTTAAACCTTCTACCAGAAACACAAGTTAAATTATTAGAAAATGATTTTATGGTTAGTGATATTTTCTCACTAATGAAAACATACTACAGACAAGTAACTCCAGACATTTTATTTACTAAAAAATATGGAGATCCAAATGGTCTAGGATATAAATACATAGATGAAGCTNAATCAATGACNTTTCCTGGATTATATCAAGTAGCTGAAGAATATAACATTAAGGCATTTAAGGCAAAAACTAAGGAACAAAAAGCTAAAATTATGGCAGAAAGAAACAAAGTTCTAGAAGATCTAGAAGCTGGTATTGAGCTGGTTAGAGGTACATATGGATTACCTGCTGATCCTCATGCTTGGACATCTAGAGCTATGAGAACAATGAAACATTATAATGCTTTAACAATGCTTACAGGTTTCTTTGCAGCAGTAGCTGATGTACCAAGAACTGTTATGACATCTGGTATTCAAAGAGGTTTTAAAACTCAGTTTGAAATGTGGGGAGATATGCTGTCAAATAAAAATAGAGGTATTTTTAAGGCAGGTAAAAAAGAAGCTCAGTCTTTTGCAGAAGCAGTTGATATGGTTACTGGACAAAGAGCTATGCTTTTTTCTGATATTGGAGATATGTTTGGTATGTCTTCTAAAGTAGAAGGTATGATGGGGAAAGCAGCCAACTTTAATTTTATGTATATTAACATGATGTCTAGATGGACAGAATTTATGAAAAGTGCAGCATCTGTTACTATTGGTTCTAGAATCTTAGAAGACTCTATAAAATGGAGTAAAGGTACTTTGTCAGATAAATTTAAAACTAAGTTAGCAGCTTCTGGTATAGATGAAGAAGTAGCAAAAAGAATTGCAAAAATGCACGAATCACATGGAACTAAAACTACACATAACTTTATGGCTAATACAGTAGAATGGACTGATGACTTAGCTAAACAAAGATTTGGTGCAGCGTTAAATAAAGATATNAATATTACAATTGTAACACCAGGCAAAGGAGATACACCTTTGTTTATGAACTACGAACTTGCTAGTACTATTGTACAGTTTAAAAAATTTGCAATGGCTTCTACACAAAGAATGTTAATGAGGGGTATGCAAGAAAAAGATATGGATTTTTTATTTGGTTCTATGTTGTTAATGGGATCTGGTATGTTGGTAGACTCAGTTTACACAACATTTAGATTTGATAAAGATTATTCTAAAAAATCTTTAACAGCAAAACTATTAGCAGCGTTTGATAGATCTGGATTAGGTGGAATATTTGTAGATGTTAATAGATCTATAGAAGCTCTTACAGATAATAGAATTGGTATAGCTCCATTAATGGGTGAAGGTAAACCTTATGGTTCTTCTATGAAATCTAAAGTAGGATTACTTGGTCCTTCGGCATCACAAATTTATAATATTTTTGATATTATGTATGATGTAGGTGGTAAATCATATAATCATTATACAGCACGTAATGTGCGTAGATTAATTCCATTTCAGAACGTATGGTATTTAGATTGGCTATTTGACGATTTAGAAAAAGGACTTCGATTTAAATAATGAGTATAATAATTTCAGACGTAGAACCACGAGTTCAATATACAGCAACAGCTGGACAAACTAGCTTTACTGTTGGATTCGAGTTTTTTGATAATGCAAATTTAAAAGTATTTAATGGTACATCACTATTAACTTTTTCGGCATCACCTACAAACGCATCACAGTATTCTGTATCTGGTGCAGGACAAACTGGTGGAGGATCTATTACATTAGGTTCGCCTGGAGCTACAGTAAATAATATAATTACAATATCTAGAGATTTAGCAATAGCGAGATCTACAGACTTTCCAACATCTGGAGCTTTCCAAATAGCTTCATTAAATACAGAATTAGATAAAATTATTGCTATGGCACAACAGCTTGAAAGAGATCAAAAATTATCTCCAAGAGTTGCTACAACTTCTTCTTCTTCATTTAATCTTACTTTTCCAGATATGGTTGCAGGTAAAGTATTGTCAGCAAATTCTGGTGGTACAGGATTAGAGTTTACTGTTGATGCTTCTGGATTATTAACATCAGCTGCAAACGCAGCAACATCAGCAACAAACGCAGGTAACTCAGCAACAGCAGCAGCAGGTTCTGCAACGTCAGCAGAAAATGCAAAAAACGCAGCTGAAGCAGCACTTGATACATTTGATGATAGATTCTTAGGAGCTAAATCAAGTAACCCAAGTGTTGATAATGACGGAAACGCATTAGTAGATGGAGCAATTTATTTTGATACAACAAATGATATTATGAAAGTCTATGACTTGACTAATACTCAATGGAGGCAATTAACTTTAACTTCTACAAATCAAGGTCATGTTAATAGTGTTGCAGGTCAAATAACTCCTACAAATAATATTTCATCTGTAGCAGGTAAAGCTACTGAAATAGGTTTATTAGGTACGTCTGCAAATATTACTGCAATGGGATTACTTGGAACAAGTTCTGTAGTTACAGATTTAAATTTATTAGGTACATCATCTAATGTTACTGCTATGGCTACACTTGGTACATCTACAAATGTAACAAACATGGCAACACTTGCAGGTGTTTCTAATTTAAATAATTTAGCTAATGCACATGCAGCTATTACAAGTGTAAGCAACAGTTTAGCATCAGTACAAAATTTTGGAGATGTATATAGAATTGCAAGTTCAGCACCAACATCAAGTCTTAATGCAGGTGATTTATATTTTGATACTACAGCTGATGAATTAAAAGTTTACAAATCTGGTGGATGGGCAGCAGCAGGTTCAACTGTTAACGGAACAAGTAACAGATTTGAATACACAGCTACAGCAAATCAAACAACATTTACTGGTTCAGATTCAAATTCAAAAACTTTAGCATATGACGCTGGATTTATAGATGTATATTTAAATGGTGTAAAATTAGCAAATTCAGATTACACAGCAACTTCTGGTTCATCAATTGTATTAGCAAGTGGTGCTGCTGTTAATGATATTTTAATGATAGTAGCTTATGGTACATTTCAATTAGCTAACATATCAATTAATGATTTAACAGATACACCTGCTTCTATTGGTACAGCAGGACAAGCTCTTGTTGTTAACTCTAGTGCAAACGCATTAGTATATTCAAATGCAAGTTCAGCAGAAGTTTATGGCTTTGAACAATATTATAATCCATCTACATTAGTTAGAACAGTAACTGTAGTTTCAGTTGGTGGTTCAAATAAATATTTTATAGATGGTGTTCAACAAGATACTTTAGATTTATACGAAGGTAATACTTACATATTTAATTATCCTTCTGGACACCCATTTAAATTTTCAACTACTTCTAATGGAACACATGGTAGTGGATCAGAATATACAACAGGCGTAACGCACAATAGTTCAACACAAGTAACAATTGTTGTAGCTAGTGGTGCACCAACACTTTACTACTATTGTTCTTCTCATACAAATATGGGTGGAACAGCAAACACACCAACACCTGGATCTAATGCAGTTAGATATATTACTACTAATCAAGGTGTAGATAACATCACTGAAAGTCAATATGCCAACTTTNATGATGTTTTATTTAGTGCTTCTGGTTTTGTCTTTAGCGTTAATTCAAATGGCAATTTAATAGCCACTATATAATGTGCGTAGATTGTTCATTAATATAATTTAAAAAGGAGATATATGGCAACAATAAATTTAGGTTCTTTAAAATTAAACTGGACAGGTGCTTACAATAGCAGCACGTCTTATGCTGTTGATGATATAGCTACAGCAAATGGAAATAGTTATGTTTGTATTCAAGCCCATTCAAATCAAGCAGTAGGCAACGCAACAGCTTATTGGAATATAATGAGTTCTGCTGGTACTAATGGCAGTAATGGAACTGATTTAACATCAACACTTTCAGCTAGAGGAGATTTGGTCTTTAAAGGTGCAAGTGCATTAACTAGACTACCAAAAGGTACAGCTGGTTATGTTTTAAAACAAGGTGCTAATGACCCAGAATGGGGAGAGGCTCCAAGTGGTAAAGTTTTACAAATAAAAAATGCATCAACAACTGCTGTTATTAGCAGTAGCAATGATTTAGGTGGAAAACATTTTCCAAATAACAAAGCAGTAAGTAATGGTGCACAAGTACTTACTGTAGCAATGACACCTTTAAGTACAACTTCACATTTTTATGTATGGTTCACTTGTGCAAGTGGAATGAATGGAAATAGTGGTGGAGTTATAGGTATTTTTTGTGGTTCTGATAGATTAAATTTAGCTAGTAGTAATGGTTATGCAGGAGATATTGATGGTTTAAGTGTTCATGGTGTACAAGATACTTCATCTTTAAGTGGCTCACAAACTATTCAAATTAGAAATTTAGGAACTTATGATGGCAGTAATCATCATGTAAATGGAAATAGTGGTGCTACAGCTAATGGTGGTAAAGCTACAATGACAGTAATGGAAATAGAGGATTAATTATGAAAATAGAAAATAAATTAAATCAAACAATTACAGATACAACATTAAATCCAACACAAGTTTTAACTGCAAACAATATTTCTTTAAATGGAAATTGGAATATTGAAAGTGGAGAGTTTAAATTTGAAGCTATTAATGGAGAAACTGTATCTCAATCTCAATATGATACTTGGAAAAGTGAAAAAACTATTGATGAATGGAATACAAATCCAATAGATGCAATAAAAGCTAGTGCTAAAGCAAAGTTAATTGCAGGAGAAGCATTAACTGAAGATGAAGCTAACACGATAGTATTATAGGTAAAATCCTATGACAAAAGCAAGAGATCTTTCTAATTTAATATCAACAGGAGTACCTAATAGTTTAATTACTTTAGATGCTAATGAGATACCAAATCTTGCTGCATCAAAAATAACTTCTGGAACATTTGCAGATGCAAGAATAGCATCATCTAATGTATCACAACACGCAACATCTTTTGATGATAATAAAATTGTAAATGATATTTCTACTATAGCATTAAGACAAGCATCAAACGAAAACAAAGGTGCTTACAATACTAACTCAATGTTTGTTGATGTATTCCAAGATGGAACTGGAATTGCTTCACACACTACTTCTTTTAGAAATGCTAGTGAATATATAAGTACTGTTAGTACATCTATTGGTAGTTCTTTTACAGATTTAACAAGTAGTGCTAGTGCACTAGCTCAATTTTCTACTGGAAATCAAGTAGGTACTTTTCCTGATTTTGTTAGAGTAGATAATGGTGGTAGTAATGGTAATTGGTTTTTAGCAGTAGGTGCTCAAACTAGATCTCCAACACCTAGTAGAGCATTCGTTGTTGATCTAAATGGTACTTATTCTTTAAGAGGTTCTGAAATTAATTTTCGTTCTTTTAATACAGTCGCAAGAATAAATGCACACTATTATTCTTTTAAAAATTTATCTGGTAATTGGGAATATTTAAACGGCACAGCTAGAGGTAGTACAAGTGGCACAAGTTCATCAACTGCAAATTTATCAGCTGGAAATAGTGATGGCATATTTGGAATTGACGTAAGCACAAGTGGTACAGACGCAGATTATGTAGCAACACAATTCGCTATTATTCCTCAAACTATTCATAATAATGGTAATACATATGCTGGAATATCTTATGTAGATGTAAATGGAAAAACATATTCATCATCTTCAAATGCTACTGGAAACTTTATATCTAATGTAATTACAGCTCCATCTTCAACATCTAAAATGGGTGCTATTATTACTTATCAAGA